AATTGGGATACATTTATCTCTAATATCGAAACCCACATCACGGGAGATCGTAAACAAGCACTTCTTGATTTTTATAATCAATATCAAGAACGTGTTATGTTGATGCCCGCGGCTCACAAGAAAGAATATCATAACTCCTTTCCTGGTGGGTACGTTGAGCATGTAAATCGCGTTGTACGTTGTGCTTTAAAGCAAGCTAAATTGTGGGAAGAAGAAGGATGTGATATGTCTACCTTCACTACCGAAGAACTTGTTTTTTCTGCTATCAACCATGATTTAGGTAAGATGGGAGATGAGAATAATGAATCATACATCCCCCAGACTGATAAATGGAGACGTGAAAAGTTAGGTGAGGATTATATGTTTAATAAACAAGTTCCATTCTCATCCGTTCCAGATCGTGGTTTATTTATGCTCCAATCACATGGTGTAATATATACTTTCAACGAAATGCTCGCGATTCAAACGCATGATGGTTTATACGACGCGGCTAATGAAAAGTATTTGAAAGCGTATATGCCCGAACAAAAACCGCGTACTTCGTTACCATTTATACTACACCAGGCTGACTTGATGGCTGCACGTATTGAATTCGAGAGAGAATGGTTACCTAAGTTAAACGGTAGTTTGGAGAAGCAAAAAGAAAATTTTACCTTGAATGACAAGCCGAAAGGTGCTACCAAGCAACAAAAAGCGCTCGGTTCAATTAAAAGTGAAGGTTTAAAAAATTTATTAGATAACTTATGATTATTGCTATTATTATATTATCAGTTTTAGTACTTGCTTTAGGGTATACTACTTTAAACCTCCTTCGTAAATTTGAAAAACAAGAAGATATCCTTGCGGGTTACTTAGATTATTTAGATAAGTTATCGCGAGTAATAGAGGTTGCAGACGAAAAACTCAAATCTATCGATGCACGAGGTACATTCGAATCTGATGATGAGGTAGGTTTTTTCTTTCAACAAATAAAAGGGTTACAAGATATCTTAAACGACTTCCAGCTTAAGAAGCTCTAATAACCCTATGGCTATAAAGAAAACCCGAAGACCTAAGAGTAAAAACTACTTTACTCAAGACACAGAAGATGCTATTGTATTATACAATGGTACTTCTGATACGGACGTAAAAAGTAAGATATATCAAGATCACATTCATTATCCGTTTTTTAAACTAACGGAAAATATTATTCATACCTTTAAGTTTTATTATACTGAGGTAAATGAGATTGAACATCTACAACATGAAGTAATCTGTTTTTTACTTTCTAAAATTCATTTATTTGACCCTACAAGAGGAGCAAAAGCATATTCCTATTTTGGGACTATCGCTAAACGTTACTTAATTCTCCAAAACCAAAAAAATTATAAAAAGAGAGTAGAAAAAGCACCTGTAGATGAGTTATTTAAAGATGATACTCATACTTATAGCATTAGTGACCCAGATTCTGATAAAGATCCACTATCTAAATATATAGATGAATTTGTAAAATATTGTACTGAAAATATATTTGAATTATTTCCAAAGAAAAAAGATGCTGAGGTAGCAGATGCAATTTTAGAATTATTTCGTAAAAGAGAAGGTATAGATGTTTTTAATAAAAAAGCACTTTATATCTATATTAGAGAAATGGTAGATGTTAAAACTCCTAAAATTACTAAAATAGCAACTCGTCTTCATGTTATATTTAAAAGTAATTATATTTTCTATCTCGAAAACGGGTATGTAGAATTCGAATAAGGTTATATTTATACATGAATAAACACTATAAATATGAGTCAACAATTCGAAAAAACAGTATTTGGTAATAAGAAATTCTCGGATTTACTTGAGGAAATCTATAATAACCAAAAGCGCCGCGAAGCACAAGTAACCGCGCTTATATCCGAATTAAAACCGATGGTTTCCGACATTGGTGATGCTACACTTATTGTACCCCTCATTAAAGAATACATGGAAATTGGTGTTAAAAATGATGATGCACTAATTAAGATGGCTACGTTAGTACAACGTGCTTTAAATTCATCTAGTGAAGATGGTGGTTTAGGTATTAGTGATGAGGAAAAAGCCCAATTACTTGAGGAAATGGAAAAACTTCAAACTAAGTAATAATGCCCGGACCTCTAAAATCAGGACAAACCCTATATAAAAGTTTAGGGAGTATAGTAAACAATTCTACTAGAGATAGTCTAAAAAATCTTACAGGTAAATTTTTATCTGGGAGAATTTTAGATATAGATCAAAGTGGAACTTCTACTAATGGCACTGCTCAAGTACAAATTTTAGATGAAATACAATTAGGGGGGGCTAATATTTTGGTTAATGTTTTACCTTTATTTCCTAATTTAAAAAATTACCCTTTAACTAATGAAACAGTATTAGTTATAGCTTTAGCAAATAAAGAATTTAAAAATAATTTTAATAATTTAACTTTTTATTATTTATCACCTTTAAATTTATGGAATAGTAATCAAGTAAATCCTATCCCTTACCCTACAGAAACTGTAACTCCTGAAAGTCAAAATAAAGGGGTTTTAGAGGTTGAAGCCGTAGGTAACCCTAATAAACCAACTTCATCTTCAAACACTACCTTAACCCCAGGTTTATATTTTAATGAAGATAATATCCCAAACCCTACTTTTCCTTATGAAGGTGATTATATTATAGATGGTAGATTTGGTAATTCATTAAGATTTGGTAATACAGTCCCTAATGAAATTGTACCAGTACAAAATAATTGGTCTACTACAGGTAGTATAGGTGATCCTATTACCATTTTAACCAATAAAAAACATACAGAACAACCTACATTTAATTCAATTACTGAAGATATTAATTTAGATGGTTCGTCTGCTTATTTTACTTCTACACAAAAGATTCCAATTGAGGTATCCTCACAAAATAGTTATCTTTCTTATAATACTCCTCCTGTAATTCCTAACCAATATATAGGAAAACAAGTTATTTTAAATTCTGGTAGACTATTATTTAACTCTACTCAGGACCATATCCTACTATCCTCAGCAAAGAGCATTAACTTAAATACTGTAGAATCTGTTAATATAGATGCTGCCACACAAACCGTTATACAGACACCGGAATTATATCTTGGTGGTATAGAGACGGCCCAACCTGTAGTTTTAGGTAATGATTTAGTAGATTTATTAACTAAAATATTAAACGATTTAAGTTTTTTAACTGGGGCTCTTCAAAATCAATTAGGTGTGCCTGTTGGTTCTCCTATAGGTCCCACAAACTTAGTAGCCCAAGCTATAAATGATAAAATAGGAGGTTATAAAGCAGAATTATCTAATATATTATCTCAAACTACTAAGACTGTATAATGTTAGATCCTAAGAAAGTAATAGAACAAAGAAAGCAAAAAGAACAACTCAAACAGGATAGAGTTGAACAAGCTGAACTAACTTCTACGGATATTGAAGGTATTAATAATGCCGTAACTGAGGATCAAAAACCTAAAGGTTTACAAAAATTGGGATCTTTAGTTTTAAAACAATCCCAAAAATTATCTAAGTTTGTAATCCCATTAGCTTTTAATCTTATTAAAGAATATGGTATAGATAAATTAGAAACTGCATTAGAGGAAGAAAGTGATAATATAGATGAATTAAAAGAACAACTTAAAGAAGAATTTTGTAACGTTCAATTACCTCGTATTATAGAACAAAGGAATAACGCTGTAGACTATTTAAACAACACAGGTAAAATTTTAGACGCATTAACTTTAAGTGTAGATTTCGGAGCCTCGTTTGCTAAAATATTAGAGGATTTAATTAAAATATTAAGAGGGGCAAGTTTTACAATAAATCAAGCATCCAAAACTATCCCCCTAATCCCAGGTGCAGTAGTATCAGCAGTTAACGATTTAAATACTATAGCTGATACTGTAACATTTAAATCAGATGGTACTCCTAATATACCACCATTAAAAATTACAGCTGCCCAAGTATCCCCAGCATTTGCTACAGTACAAAATACAATTGTACGATGTGTAGATTTACTTGATAGATTAGATATTTTAATTACATTATGTAATCCTAATGCTAATCTAACTGGAATATCAGATTCAATTAACAATATATATGAAAATGAATTAGTAGCTAAAGCTTCTGAAAATGATGGTACTTATAAAGGTTTTATTTTAGAAATAGAATCTAGACCATTTACTGATACCGTAAATCAAAACAGAGCAGTAGGAAAAAACAGATCTGGGATTATAATGATATCAACAGAATATTCATTTGCATCAAATCCTCAAGTATTAATTGACGAACTTAAATTTATTATTGACAGAGACGATTTAAAAGCGTATTAAACCAATATTTATAACCATGAAATTAAACGAATTAAGAAAAGTAATTAGAGAAGAAGTAAAAGCTGCTATCCAAGAGGAGTTAAAAGATATCCTCTTAGAAGCTGTTCGTTCACCAAAAACTGTAGTAACTGGAACTACACCACAACAAAATACTACACAAGCTCTCCCTGAAGATGATAAAGCTAAATTAAGAGAAAATATGATGGGTGTTTTAGACGGCATGAAACCAGGACAAGATACACTAAGTTTTAATTCAACTGATGCTCGTAATATGGGAGGTAACTTACAAGTTGCCCCGGGCATGAATACATCAGGTGAAGGCAGCCAATTACCAGCAGGAAATGTAGGTTTAGACCAAATTATGGGTCTAATGAAAGGTAAATAATTTAAATGGCTTTTAACCCTCGCATAATACCAGCTACTGACTTCCAACCAAACGTTGGAGTAGGGGTTAATTTACCTTTTTCAACACCACAGTGTTTTCAAAGTAATTATACAAGTAAAGATGCTATTAAAGCTAATTTAATTAATTATTTTTTAACAGAACCTGGAGAAAGACCAGATAACCCTTTATTTGGTGGTGGTTTACGAAGTTTTATTTTTGAACAAATTTCAACTGGTACTTTAGGTGGGATTGAAGATGATATTAGTGAAAAAATTGGTACTCAATTTCCATCTATTAAGTTAAATGGTATCGAAGTTGGGGCTATAGAAGATCAAAATACAATTAAAGTAGTAATAAAATATTCAATACCACAACAAGGGGTATCAGATGAAATTGAAATTAACTTTGGATAATGGCACAAGCAAGAGACATAAAATATCTGAATAAAGATTTTGCTGAATTTAGATCAGCATTAATTGATTATTCTAAAACATATTTCCCTACAACCTATACAGATTTTACTGAGGCTTCTCCTGGTATGATGTTTATGGAAATGGCATCTTATATTGGTGATGTTTTATCATTTTACCAAGATAATCAAATCCAAGAAACTTTCACTCAGTACGCCCGTAGATTTGAAAATTTATTTGACTTAGCATATGTAATGGGGTATAAACCTCAAGTTACAGGTGTAGCTACTACGAATTTAGATTTTTACCAAACAGTTCCAGCATTATCATCTGGTCCAAATATTTTTCAACCCGATTATAACTATGCTTTATTAGTAGATGAAAATGCTCAAATAGGCTCTTCTGCTGATGCTAAAATTAATTTTATAACAGAAGATACTATAGATTTTACAGTTTCAAGTTCAATAGATCCAACTGAAGTTACAGTTTATACTGTAGATGGTGGTAATAATCCAACTACATATCTTTTGAAAAAAACAGCAAAAGCAATTTCATCTACTATTAATACAACAACCATTTCAGCAGGTTCAACACCCCAAGAATTTTTTACAACAACTATAAATGCTCCTAATATTGTAGGTATTTTAGATATAGTAGATTCTGATGGTAATGTGTGGTACGAAGTACCTTATTTAGCTGAAGAAATGGTATATGATTCAATTCGTAACACTAACCCTAATGATCCAAATAATTATTTAAATGAAGGTGATGCGCCTTATTTGTTACAATTAAAACAAACACAACGTAGATTTGCTACTCGTGTTATTAATAGTGGTTCATTAGAAATTCAATTTGGAGCGGGCACATCACAAGATGTAGAAGAAGAAATTACTCCTAATGCTGATAATGTGGGATTAGGTTTACCCTTTGAAAAGAATAAACTTACAACTGCTTACTCACCAACTAACTTTATATTTACTCCTACTTACGGTATAGCACCTACTGGCGACTTAACTATAAGATATTTAACTGGGGGTGGTGTTGGTGCTAATGTTAATGCTAATACATTAACTAATATAAAACAAATTAATAAAACATTTACTAATTTTAGTAATACAGATCCAGGAGGTTTATACCAACAATCTTTTGATTCATTAGTAACAAATAATCCAAACGCAGCTTCAGGAGGTAGAGGAGGAGATAGTATCGAAGAATTAAGACAAAATATTATTTCTAATTTTAGTACTCAATATAGAACAGTTACCCCTGATGATTATACAGTAAGGGCTTTATCTATGATTCCCAAATATGGAAAAATAGCAAAAGTTTATACTGAAAAATCTAAAGCATCTGCTAATACAGGTACTAATGTAGACTTATATGTTTTAGCTTCTAATAGTAATGGAAATTTGACTACAGCAAGTTCAACATTAAAACAAAATTTATCAACTTATTTATCTCAATTTAGAACAATTGGTGATTCTGTAGCTATTAAAGATGCTTTTATTATTAATATTGGGGTAGATTTTGAAATTATAACTTTACCTAATTTTAATAACAATGAGGTTTTAAGAAAATGTATTATAGCCCTTCAAAATTACTTTAATATTAGAAATTGGCAAGTAAATGAACCTATTATTTATAGAGATGTTTTTAATCTTTTAGATAAAATTGAAGGAGTTCAAACTGTAAAAAATGTTTTCTTTACTAACAAAACTACAACAGATGGAGATTATTCTCAATATGCTTATGATGTAGAAGGTGCTACTATAAATCAAGTATTATATCCTTCAATAGATCCTATGGTATTTGAAGTTAAATTCCTTAATAGTGATATTAAAGGTAAAATTGTAAACTTATAATTATGGGATTAAAAAATAGATATGATAAATCTGTAGCATCTGGAGTAGGATTGGCATCCGAAAACCCAGAAATAGCTCCACCAAAACAAGGAAATCCTGAAGCTCAATTTAAAGGTTCTAATTTAGACTTAGAATTTAAAGCACCTTTAGGGGGTCCTATTAATGTTGCTTATAATACCCAAATAGGTAGTGAATATAAAAGTTTTACAACAACACAACCATATACACCTAAGAACACTTATATAGATAGTTTACAGAGTGATGAATTAATAAGAAGGGCTAGCGACCCAATAAGATAAATATTATGGCAGTATATAAACTTTTCCCATATAAAGATACATCCTTATACTCTATGTATTCAGCCATGAATACAGGTATTGATCCAATAAATCAAGTATCTAACTTAAATTTTGCTATAGATAGTAATCCTTCTGTAGCTCGATCTTTACTTGCTTTTGATAATCAAGAAATTCAAAATGTAATAAATAATAAAGTAATAGGAAATTGGGATGCTTATTTAAAATCTTACATAGCAACAGCTCAAGGTGTAGTGGAAGATTCTATCTTAGAAGTTTTTCCTATCTATGATAGCTGGAACATGGGTACAGGTACTTATTTAGATGAACCTATAACAAAAGATGGAGCATGTTGGGATTCACCTCAATTTGGAGGTGGGGGTGCTTGGAATATTGGCGGTCCTTCTTTAGGATATACTAGTTCATATAATCCAACCTATGCACCCCAAGGTGGGGGTTCGTGGTATGCTAGTTCTTCAGATGGTACTATTACTTATCCATTAACACAATCATTTGATCCTAGAAGTGATAAAGATTTAAATATTAAAGTTTCTTCAATGGTTGAAGATTGGTATAGTAGTTCTTTAAATAATAATGGATTTATTTTAAAATGGGAAAATTCTGCCGAATTTAATACTAGTAAATTAGTACAACCCGTACTCCAATATTATACAGTAGATACTAATACTATATATCCACCTGAATTAGAAATTAGATGGGATGATTCAACATGGAATACAGGTTCCTCAACAACAACCCAATTGTTCCAACCTAATGCTTTTATTGAATTAGCAGAAAACCCAGGAATATTCTATTCAGAAAGTATTAATAGGTTTAGATTAAATGTAAGACCTAAATACCCTGCCCGTGTATGGGCAACTTCTTCTTTGTATACTAAACAATATTATTTACCATCTGGTTCATCTTATTATGCTATTAAAGATTTAGATACTAATGAGTATGTAGTAGATTTTGATAGTAATTATACTAGAATTAGTGCAGATGTTTCTTCTAGTTATTTTGATATATACATGAACGGTTTAGAACCCGAAAGATATTACAAAATATTAATCCAAGTTACTTCGGAAGGGAGTACAACAATTTATGATGATAATTACTACTTTAAAGTAGTTAATGGATAATGAAAGAACAAGTAAATTTAACAAGAAATTCATTTAGTAAAACACAATACCCAAAGGTAATTGATACTGAATTTTCTCAATTAACACCTCAAGTTAATGAGCCTGTAGCAGTACAAGATGTATCTGTTGATGAATTTTTTGTTTTATATGATAAATTATTTTTTGATATCCCTCAAAGAGGTAGTAATTCACATGAAACTTTAATTACGACGAGTACTGAATATATTGGTTATAATCCTTTAACAACCGAAATAGAAGCTTTACAACAAGAAATTACTGAATTAAGAAGACAATTATTGGATGAAAGAGGAAGCGCTTTAAATACCATTGCTGATGTATTAGATACAGCAGGTTTAGATCTTCCAGAACTCCCAACCCTCCCTAATTTAGATGTACCATCAGAATTTAGTGTTGATGTAAATATGAATGTTGATCAGGGGGAAGAAAAGTCGCGTAAAGAAAAACGTAAAGAACGTAGAGAAAAACGCAAAGAAGAAAGACAAGAACGTAGAGAAGAAAGAAGAAATAATTAATTATGGCTGAAGCTAAAATTACACAAGTAAATCCTACTACATTTGAACTAGAAGAATATTCAGTTACAGATGAAAATCTTATTTCTTCCCAAGAAGTAGAAACTTTATTTGTACCCCAAACTGATTATATAGAATATTTTATTTATAATCCTAACAATGGAGGTCAAGTATTTCCTGCGTTTGATTCACCATCTAATTATAATGGGTATACTTTAGAAGATAATATATTAACAATTAATCCTGAAAATGATTTAATAGTTAATGGGTTTGAAGAAGGAACTTATAATACATTTTATAGTTTTTTATCATTAAGATTATCATCTAATCCCTTTCAAAGATATTATATCACAGAAATTTCATCCGATAGAACGGAAATTAGATTAATTTCTAATGATATATCTACAGAAGAAATTATAGCATCTACTACTGAATTTATTCAAGAAAGAAATAATTCTGAGTTTTTTCAAGATTTTTATTTAAATTTTGGTAACAATCAATTAGTAATAGCTAATAATATTGTATTAGATACAGACTCAGTTTTAATAAAATTATATGACCCACTACCTCTACAATATCAATTAAAATCAACATTATGGGTTGTAGAACAGGTAGCGGACCCAATAGCTTATTTAATTGAGTTACCCTTTCAAGAAATAGTTGTTGATAATACAATTAAATTAAAAGGTCCTAATATTAATTTACCTGTAAAGGGTCAAGTTAATAACTCTACAGAACCTGTAGACTTTGCTAGTTTAACTTCAACTACTGTTACATCATCATTACAGCAAATTAATAGTTTTTATGCTGATCCTAGTATAAAAATTAATGTAGATTATAATGAATACAGTAATTTTATTAATTTCTCATCTGTTGAAAAACGTATAAGTAATTTTTTCTATAAAATACAACAAATAGAAAATTGGACTTCTTTAGCAGCAGAAGGATCAAATGTAAATACTACTTCTACCTCAGGTTCTACGGCTTTTTACCAAAATAAAATCAATGAAACTATTGATGAATTTGATAATTACGAATATTTTTTATACTTCACCTCAGGTTCAAATGCTTACCCTAAAACAAATACAACAGAACCTTATAATCAAGCTTCTTCTACAAGTACATTATCTCAAAATTGGATTACAGCTAGTTTATCAAGTGCCGAATCCCATGATGTAAATAATAAAAATTGGATTTACTATTCTATCCCAGCTTATTTAAGAGAAGACTCAGCAAACCAACCATATATAGACTTTTCTAATATGGTAGGTCATTTCTATGACGAAAATATATGGGTTTACATTAAAGATATCACTAATAAATGGGATAATGATAATCGTATTGATTCAGGAATTTCACGCGATTTAATCGCGCAACAATTACGTGATTTAGGATTTAATTTATATGAAAATCAATTTAGCTCATTTGATATATTTACAGCTACATTAGGTTTAACTCCATCAGGTAGTTATTTTCCATTCCCTAATATGACAGGTTCTTTACCCACACCAAGTGGGTTCGAATATGTTAATGCTTCTATAACAGGATCAAATGAAATATTACCTCAAGATGATATAAAAAAGCGTATATATAAACGCATTTATAATAATTTACCTTACTTATACAAGAAAAAAGGTACGGTTGATGGTATTAGAACATTAGCTACAATTTATGGTATTCCAAATACATTACTTAGAATTGATGAGTTTGGTGGTAAAGATAAAGATAATACTAATGATTGGGATTATTGGTTTGAACAATTTAATTATGCTTATTCTACAGGAGATGATGGAATTATTAGTTCAGACTGGAGTATAAATACCGATTGGGGTACACCTGATGATGCACCTGAATCTTTACAATTTAGATTTAAATTACCACCTTCATCTTCTCTCCCTTCATCTCAATCTTTATGGACTTTAGATAATGGTAGAGAAGTAAGATTAGTATTAGAATACGATACTACACTTTTAGATTCTGGATCATTTAGTGGTTCAATACCTAACCCAAACAATCAATACGCAGATTTAAAGTTTTACCCTAACTTTACTAGAGATGCTACTGAGTTTGCTAGTGTATCTTTACCATTTGCAAATAATGGTTGGTGGTCTGTTATGGTTAATCGCAAATCACAAAATTTTGAATTAATAGCAGCTAATAAAATATATTCTGGAAGTAATGGTTCTTCTTTAGGATTTATAGCTTCATCTTCAATTTCAGCAACAGACGATGGTTTTTGGTTTAGTGGAACAAATTCTTATTTTCCTACTATAGGTGGTATTACAGGATATACTGATTTTAGTGGTTCATACCAAGAAATTAGATATTATACAACTCAAATATCCCATAGTGTATTTAAGGATTATGTAATGAATCCTCAATCTATTGAAGGTAATACTATTAATAGTGCTCCTGATGAATTGATATTTAGAGCAGCATTAGGAGGTGAATTATATACAGGTTCAGTTTCAATACACCCTAAAGTAACAGGTTCTTGGGATACAATAAATTCATTCCCAGCTGACTCAGATTTTACAATTACTGAAGGTAATTTTGCTGTAAATAGAGAGTATGTGTTTATGGATCAACCCGCGGTTGGTATTAAAAATCGTATTACAGATAAAATTAGACAAGTAGATCTAAATTTACCTGAAGGTTCTCAACAATTATCTAATATTAGATCAATACAACAAGATACTGAAACAGATGATGCCTATACTGATACAGTAAATCAAGTAGAGGTAGTATTATCTCCAACTAACCAAATTAATGATGATATTATTAATTCAATTGGTTATTTAAATATTGGAGAATATATAGGCGACCCTAGACAAATTGCTTCGGGTTCAATTAACTACCCAGATTTAGATGCTTTAAGAGATGAGTATTTCCTTAAATACACAAGCAATTACGATTGGAATGATTTTATTAGATTAATTAAATTCTTTGATAATTCATTATGGAAAACAATCAAAGATTTTATCCCATCTAAAGTATCATCAGCTACAGGTATTTCTATAAAACAACATTTATTAGAAAGACAAAAATACCCAGAACCATCAGCTTCATATTCTGAACCATACTATACAGGTAGTATAGGTCAAATTGCTGGATTAAAAGATGGTCAAAGAATTTACACAGCTTCAGGAGATTATGATTCATTCCCTATTGTAACTACTACAGGTTCCCAAGGTGGAACGTTACCTGTATTTGTAGAAGATACTAACTATACAGAACTTACATACCCAGGTGCAGTTAACGTAACTCAAAGTTGGAATGGTTCAAATATAACACCATTTGGATTTGAAGATTTCACCCAAGATGACGCTCGCGAATTTATAGATGGTGAATTTAGTGGTTCTACATTGATAGCAACTACTCAAAGTTTAAATCCAAACAATACACTATTAAAAGAAAATACAGTAGTTATAAATTACAAAACATCAGGTTCTAATGCTCAAAACCCAGCAGTTGGTGAATTAATTTGGGAATTTGATTTTAATACTATAGGTAATATTAATAGTTATTATGTTAATGAAATATATATTAATGAAGAAGATTTAAATGGAACCAACTCTGATTCAGCTATCCGTAACTTAAAACCAGGAGATAAAATTACTTTTGATCTTAATTACATAATATCACCACCATAAAGATAATCTACTATGCCTACTATAACAAATACAGGGACTATTAAAAGCATTACTGCTTTAGGAAATGGGCAATTTAAAATTGACCTAGTAGATGGTTCTTACCCAATTGTTGATAATAATCCTGCTACAGGAAATTTTAATTCTGGTACAGTTAATTCATCTTTAATTGTATTAGATCCCTATGCTAATATTCCTAATTTAGCATATTCTGACTTTAATGCTGTTATTAATAATGCTTTGATCCCAAGACAAAGTAATATTTTCTGGGATTTAGATTATTCTACCAATGCTATACAAGCAGTAAATCAAGAAGCAGTAATATCTGCATCTCAACAAGATGGTGATTTACCTAAAGCTTTTATTCAAGATTATAACTATTATTCAACTCCTATTTTAAGACGTAATTATTTAGGAGCTAAATCAACATCCCCAGATTTTAATGAATTAGCTGTAGAAGGTGGTTTTGGTCAATTACCTGTAGTACAAAGTGAAGGATATTACTTTGCTTATTTTAATTGGGTAGGAGGTACATCTCCTGAATGGGGTAATGGACTAGAAGATAGAAGTGCGGTAAATATTAGATATTATATAGGTGAAGACGGAAATGTAATTGAACCTATTAATGATTCTGATGGTATTAATCTTAGTATTGTACAACAAGGTTTTGAACAAGACTCAAATGCAATTTTAAGTTTTAATGATAAAGAAGGTGCTACTTCTAATTTTTCAAATTTAGAGGGTAAACATAAAATATTTAAAAGTGGTCAAATCCCAAAACCTATTACTTATTCACAAACACAAAGCATCTCGGATACTACCCCAGGTGGTTTTACAGGTTCTTTAAATTTTATTCAAGGTGACCAACAAGAAGGAGCAATAGGGGATTACAGATTAACAGCAAATGCTACTTCAGCTATTATACAAAACCCAGGTACAGTAGCATTTACAAACCCACCCCAATTTAAAGGTACACTTGCCGATTTTAATGGTACTTTATATGAACCTAAAACAAACGACCCTTCAGGTACAAACCCAGTTACATCTTTAACATTTACAGCTCTTGTATCTCATAGTATTCAAGGTGGTCCTGTAAATGGAGCAAATGCTACTTTTTTCATACAAAAAAATTCAAATGGAGCAGGTTGGGTTGATGTAAGTTCAAATATAGGAAATGTAATAGAACCTGGTGTAGTAGATAATATTCAATTAGTATTTACAGACCCAAATGCTACCACAGATGATGATTATAGACTTCAAATAACATCAGCCAATGATGGTGGTCAGGGTCAATTTGTAACTATTGATTCAACAACTTCTTTTAAAGTATCTCAGACCCCACCACCACAAATTGGACCTAAAGGTCCAGGTGCTCCTGGAGGTGCAAATTATTGGGAAATAGTTTCAGGTGCTTCTGTTCCTAAAATTAAACCAAAGGCATTAATGGATGTTTATGGTCAAAAACAACAAAATATAGAAGATGACGTTAATGGAAATCCTGTAGGTTTTAGCCCTATTACATTTGATTTTACTGTTGAAATAGGTGATGAACTTAGATTCCAAGGTACAGAAACACAAACTTACACAGTAGTAGATATAGATAATTCTCCTGCTAATGGTGATCCTTTACATCTAATTTTAGATAGAGAAATTTCTTTAGGTAATTCAAATTTAAATTCAAATACTTTAATGAATTGGTTCTTACATAGAAGATATGTAAGTGACCCTTCATATATAATATTAGAAGTAGATAAACCTGCAGGAGGTACAGCTCCAGGTGTATTAACACCTGAGTATTTTTATGGGGCAACAGAAGAAAAAGTAGATAGTATACTTAAAGACCTTACAAAAGATAGATTAATTTAAAAGTTAATTTGGCATAAACTTAAAAAAAACATATATTTATAATTAAATACGTATTAAACAATGGGATATTTAAATAATTCGGTAGTAACTGTAGATGCTATCCTTACAACTAAGGGTAGAGAGTTACTTGCTAAAAATGATGGTTCATTCAGAATTACACAGTTTGCATTAGCGGATGATGAGATTGATTATACACTTTATAATCCAACCCATCCATCAGGTTCAGCTTATTATGGTCAGGCAATTGAAAATATGCCTTTACTAGAAGCATTCCCTGATGAAACTCAAATTATGAAGTACAAACTTACTACTTTACCTCGTGGTACTGCTAAGATGCCAATCTTAGATGTAGGTTATACTAATATTGTAATTAAACAAGGAGCTTCATTAGCAATTACCCCACAAACACTAAATTATTTAGGTGGTAACCAAAACGAAGCTAGTGGTTACACAGCTACTATTTCAGATGTTAGATTATTATCTACTTTTGAAGGTGTTGGTAT